GAGCTTCCACTATTCAAATGTATTCCATAAGCAGATGTTTCTGCTGTAATAGTGACCTTTTTACTTGCAACAATTTCCCCTGCAAATGTAGCGTTGCTATTAGCACCATCAAATAATAATACCGATGTATCAATAGTATTATCTTCCCCATTAGACCTTCTTAAATCAAAATTTCCCCACGCTGTGTCATCTACTCTCCATCTCCAAGCTCTAGATGCGGAATAACTTCCATTCCGAGAAAATAAAACATGATCAGTATCAATAGTTATTTTATCTCTTATTATATTCCCTGCAAATGTAGCGTTTCGGGATGAATCAAATTTTAATACTGAGTTTTGAGTACCTGCTGATGCATTTCCTGCTCTATGACGAAGCTCTAAGTAGTTACCACTTGTAGACGTAACACCTTTCCATATCCACGATGCTCTTGAAGAAGAGCCAACTGATTCTGTCCCACCTTTGTTTGCATAATTCCAAGCTAAATAATATTGGTCAGGATTGTAATTAGTTGATGCATATATACCATCACCTGTCGTTAATTTATTTTTTTGCGACTGTGTGCCAGTACCTAAATTAATTTCACTTCCTGCAAATGTAGCTGAAGATGAAGTTAATTTTAATCTTTCTACATCGCCTGTTCTAAATTGTAACGACTCAATAGCATTTAATCTTAAAAATCCATCACTTGCAGATGTGTTATATGCAGATACATATGCCTGTATAGCATTGGAATTATCAGTATCTCTATATTGTATGGTTCTCCAGTTACTTCTTGCTTGGTCTATATATAAATCACCCTGTGAGTGTATATCCCCTGCAAATGTTGCTGAGCCATCAGCTGAAAATGTTTGCTTTAAAACACCTGCTGGATAAAACTTAATATCGTGACTACCTGCTGACGATATATATAAATGCTGAGAACCGCTTCCATACAAGCCATCATAAGCTATCTGAGTCCACTTGGTAGCAGTTGAAGCATTTTTTACTTTAAAACCACCTCCGCTACTAGATGTGGAAACTTCGCCTACAAAAGTTGCTGTACCTCCAAATACAGCATTACCTGATTCTTCTAATGTTAAAGCAAGGTTTCGAATATCTCCTGAATTTGTATAAAATTTAAAAGAGCCGTGAGCTTTACCATTTGTAGCGTGTAACGGAACTTCCATTTGCGCACCAGTGTTAGTTGCGCTATGACTAGAATGAGCAGAGCCAAACGAAAGGTTGTGAGTATACCACCCACTAAGATGTAAACCTTTTAATATTTTTACTACATCATCAGTATCTTCAGGTTCTAAAACATTATTAGTTCTAGACCATACGATCCCAGTAGTAGCATTGTCTACATATGCTTTTGTAGCCGCATGACTATTAGCGGTAGGGTTCGATACAGTTATTGTATCGCCTGAATTAAACTGTACTAGCTTTTTCCAAGTTGCCATCTTTTTCTACTTGCTTTTTAAATTGCTTTTTAACCTTCTCTAAGAGCTTACCAACCATTAAGGCATCTTTACCTGTAATATGACTAGCTTCTACCGCTTGTATGAGAATCATTAATTCATCCGCTGTTAATCTCAACGCCTTGCTCCATTAGTCTTTGATGAATGTCTTTTATTTTCTTTAAAACATCCGAAGCTTGCTCAACCTCTCTACCATCAATCGAAGCATCCATTAGTTTTCTTAACAAGTATTCAGTATCTGTTATAGTAAGCTTAACGCCTTCTGGCTTAACCTCTTCTATTTCAGCTACCTCTACATCGTCTTTTACATATCTACTTTTTATTCCCATTAAGCAGTCCTTAAATATAGATCGTCACCGTTTGTATCATAATGAAATGTGCCAACCCCTGCGCTATCTCCCGATCCAGCAGAAGTGCTTTGCGTCATTACCGCTATTGGGTAGGTAGCCGCTTCGCCTTCAGGTTTTAAACCCCATCCAGTAAGAGTTGCGCCATTAGTCCATAACAAGGTTGGTTCTTGAGTGCTATTAGTTGTATTAACATTTATACCAGACCCTGAAGCGCTAGCCGCATCTGTCGCTCCGTTGGCGAGTTCGATCACTTTATCTTCTACACTTATATTAGATGTATTAATTGTTGTGGTCGTACCATTTACAATTAAATTTCCAGTTACTGTTAATTGATCCGCTACCGTTACATCATTACCGCTTAAACTTATAGCTATATCGCCAGTAGATGATTTAATGTCATTTCCACCAACCTTTAAATCTCCACCAATGTCTACTCCTGAGTTGCTCACAAGAGTAATATTAGCATTACCCGAAGCATTTTTTATAATTCCACCAACGATTGTTACAAATTTATTTACAGTAGCCGACCCCTCTTTATCAACTTTAAAGATCATATCTGTATTGTTGTTGTTACTTGAATTAGGTGTACCAACAACCCATTCCCACAAACTAGCCGTATTGTCATCTGAGTCCTGTCTCATTTGCATTTGAAGAGTATCTTCAACTGCCGCACTTCCATTCCAGTGACTTCTTTTGAATCTTAACCTACCAGAGTCTACTGACAAATCACTGCTAGTTGCATCACTAGCTTTTGTTGTTCCAAAATCCTGAGAAAACAACTTCTCTCCCGATATTGTTTGGTTCACGTTTCTTGTTTCAACTATATCGCTAGTATACTCTATCTCTGTAGCCCCTGAGTTCATTCTTAACACTTGATATTCAGTCCCCTTATTGAGAGATGATGTTTCTCCACCATTAGTTTGAAATAATACTTCAGGGCCTTGGTTTGCGCTAAATGATAACTTATCAGCTTTTAGTGCGGTTTGAGCGATATGACCAGCGCTGTCTTCAACTACTACTTTTTTCCATGTAGCCATATTTATCTCCTATTGTTATTCTGTTCCATGATACAAATCTGTACCATCACTATACAATCCATTAGCAACCGCATTTGGAGCTGATGATTGATCTTTTAATAATACAACACCATCATGCCTTATAGCAAATGAAGATGTATTAGAATTATTTCTAAATTCTGCCAAATTTCCACTACTTACCGTAGCTGAAGATGTAAATCTAAAGTAATCATCTGACAAATTATTAGCCGCACCACTAATAAGACTCCAAGCTGACCCATCATAATATTTCAACCTATTTGATGATGTATCAGACCATAAGTCTCCAGATGTAACTCCTACATTTGGAGTTGAATTACCTTGAAAATGTCTATAACTTAATTCTTCTAGAGCTGATTGGACTGTAGTTTGAGCTAAAGTTGATACTTGAGCAAACGATAACTGTGAAGCTGTTTCAGCTCCTGCAACGCCACTTGTACCTCTTGTTACAGCTTGAGTATAATTCTTAGACTCCGTTGATATTCTAGTATCATCTTTAGATTCTGTGGATACTCTATTCTTTTGTATTACAGTAGCCATTAAAAGTCCTCATCTTTAGTAATTTGTGGAAAAACCTTTGCTTCACCTTGCAATAATCTTCGATGCTCACTTGTTGATGAGTCTTTAGACATTATATCCCAATAGCCATCGAAGTCATCGGCTAAAGCCTGGGTTTGATCTTTAGTTAATTTTAATTTCATTGTCTTAGCAGATGCATCGATACTACTTATCGCAAACTCTACTCTAGTAGTAGCTGCTTTATAGTCAGATGCTAAAAATGCTTTAAATGTTTTATTAGTAAAGCTATAATCTGTATCAGCACTTAAATCTACAGTCATCTCAAAGTCTTCACCTTGAAAAATTTCTATATTAGAATATTCAGGGTAAGCCATTATCCAAAGTCACTAGAGCTAAGTTGGTTAATAGCTTCTTGAGCTGTGTATTTATGTAAATTAGAATTACCACTAATCATTTCATTTAAAAGTTCTGTAACCGTCATGTCATTTAAAGCTGTTTTACCTTCAATTAAAGCCAATGCTTCTTGTGGCGTGTATACATTATACCCAGTATAGGTTACATTATTATGAGGACTATTATCAACAAGCCATTTATTTAAAGCCTCTTGAAATGTATACTTATTTAATGGATCACCATTTATTTGATTCATCTTTTCTTGTAATGTTAATTTATTAATAGACATATTACCTCACAGCATAAGGTGAACTTGCAAAAGTAAATCTAATTTTACGTTTATTACTATCGTTATCACCTATCTTTTTAAAATATTGTTTCATATAATATTCTTTTAATTCTAATTGTCCTGCTTTTTCAAAAATCATAGCTCTTAAATAGTCTACAATAGCTAATGATAACATTTTATTAACATTAACGTGAGATGATTCAGACGGAGATGTTTCCGTTGTTAACGTTGGATTAGTTCCATTATCCTGTAATTCATTAGGATCATTATTTACAAATACATTCTTATCTTGATATGTATATTCAATTCTCAATCCATTTGTAATAGTCTCATCTGGATATATAAGCTCCTCAGGTGACATATTAAATCTACCTTTTTGGTCTGGGAAGCTTGTGTCGTTAAATCTAACTCTATATAATTGTAGTTTTCTACCGTTAAATCTATATGCGTATGTTTGGTCTGTTCTCTTACTCATTAGCCTGGATTCGTATCTTCGGATACAGTAGTTGGGTAAGCCAATCTACGTATTCTTTTATATTTATTATCATCTTCAGTATCTAATACAGAAATATTATCTATAGCAACTACATCAGCTGGTAAATCATATTCACGTTGATTTTTTGTTATAGTTTGTTTCTGCACTTTTAAATTTTCCTTAGTATTTGACTGCATCAAATTTACAGCATCTTTTATCCAAGCCAAAGCAAGTTTTGTATCTCTTGTACCTGCTCTTTCCATCATTTCTAAAACTGTCATTATGTAGACCTACCTTCTTCCGCTCTTTGTGTTGCTTGCTTTTGAGGGTCAGCTGCTAAACCCCCTGTTATTGCTTGAAACTCTTGTATACATCTTTGATAAAAATCTTGAGATTGACCTTGATATATCTGAGCTAGTTCAAAGTCTTCATCAACAGCTGATAAATCAGATTTTCTTTTAGCGTCTAATGACGCTGCGTATGTAATAGCTACATGCTCAAATTCTACTAAATTCCAAGTTTGAGTATTTGCAGTTACCGTTGGAGGAGCTGCATAAATTATAATTCCTTTATCACCTTCATTAGATGCTACAGTAGTAGAGACTCCTTCTATATTTGTATAAGTTTTACCAGAATTAGAAGGATTGTAGTCAGGGTCTGGTTTTATATAAATTTTATCTGCTAATCTATAATAAGCTGGAAACATTTTAGTAGCTCTAGTAATACTACTTGTTTCATCGTAAGTATAAGCCATATCATCTGGGGATTCAGAAGCCATTCTTTTTTTACCACCATCAAATCTATATACAGCTATTATCTTATCATAAGCAGTCCCAGAACCTCCACCTATTTTAGAAACACCAGCACTTGTCCAACCTGTTATTTCTTCTTCTGAAGCAATACTCCAAAGATATTTTTCAGGTAAACTACCAATAAGGAATTTAGCAGCAGCATTTAAATACTCTACTATATTCCTAGACTTGCTATCGTATCCAGTTAAATTATTTACTTTTTCCCATAATTTCATAAAATATTTCTCTCTTTAACGGATGACAGTCCACCTCGGAAAAAAGGAGGTGAAACCGAAGCGGACTTTATAGTCATCCAATCCTTATATTGAGATATTACCCTCAAATTTCAGATTATTTCCATACTGCATGGGCTTCAGGCATTTGCCATTCCATGCCAGCTTCTGTTTGAATCAGATCGATTCTCTTATCAATACCAGAGTTCTCTAGTGATTGTACTCCAACGTAAATCGCAGTATCACGATTCAAGCCGTTTCCAACTAAAGGTCTGTATGCACAATATCTCATGTTGATTCCCAACATTTTGATAGGTGTACCATCTAAGTGAACGTTCCTCGCTACCTTCATACTTCCGTAAGGTGTTACTATTTCAGTAAAAGCAACGCCAAATACGTTTTTAGAAGAGCCAACGCTAAAGTTTGATCTGCCATTTGATGCGTCTGCAACATTAGCTGACCAATATCCACCTAATTTATGTAACCAATTATAAACATCAGTTGACACAAAAAATACAGTAGCATTAGAATTGTTATAACGAGGGTCTAAGAACTGAGACATATCATCAAGAAATTCATCCTGTGACTTAGTTCCGCTTCCACCCATTTGTGAACCGTCAAATATGTTACCATAACTGGTAATATAATCAACAGCACCTTGAGTATGCTGAACTTTTGTCCCGCCAGTACCTAGAGTATATTGACTGCCGAAGAGCAAGGATGTTTCAATATCCCACTTATGCTCAATCAACTTTTCTCTCCACAATCTTGCCCATTCTGAAGCATCATACTTTAGAACAGTAGCACGAGTAGTGTTGTCCATTGCTAAAGATGTTTTCCAAATCTGGGTTAAACCGTTTGCAGTTGAGAAAGGCTGGTCTTGCCAAGTTTGAGGGTATCCACTTCCTTGAGCGTGAGCTGAACCAACAACGTAACTACGTTTTGGCTCTAACTCAGTTGCAACCTTCATGCCTGAGATGTCCTTACCATCTAATGCGTCATTAGCAGCATAATATGATGCTAACTCAATCGCAGCGGATGTACCTTTTACTATTTTTAGCTTAAGGTTTACACCTTTACCACTATCAATAGATGTTGGCGCTTCATCAATTTTGCCAACAAGGTAATCTTTAACAGCACTAATTTTTCCACCAGAAAAAGTAGCGTCTGATGCTCCGTAAGGAATCTTAACCAATTGTCCTTCCATAAAGAAGCCAGGCTTTTTATTGGCATTATCACCAACTGCGTGAGCAGATGATTGACCAATTCTGTTGCCAATATTACCAGCGCTTGAGTAATCGCAACTCATAGCTACGTAATAAATATCACCAGCGTCCACTTTTCCAGCGGAAACTGTAGCGTCACCACCAGCTATAGATGTTTGAGCGGCATCTCCGTGATTAACAACGTAAGCATAACGTTTATGATAGGAAGGTCTTCGTTCAGTGAATTTAAACTCTGGGTCATCCGTGGCTTTCTTAGAAACTTTAGATAATAATCGGAAAAAAGGGTCTTGAGCTATCGCTAACTCAGATACTCTTGAACCGAAGTTATATTTCCGTCTAAGATCACCAGTGCTTAGCGAGGAACCGCCTCGGGGATGATCAATTTCAGATAGACCAGAAACTGAACCAATTTGTAATAAATCGCTCATTTTCTATCTCCTTCGAGTTATTAATTAAAAAGCGTTTAGTCTATAAACCGAACGCTTTGTCCAACGTATCGTCAAACCCTAATATCTCGTTAAAAACAGCATCCTCTTGTGAAACTTCTTTGTGAGGATGACTACCTGCCGTAGCTAAAGATTTTGGTCTCTCTCTAGTCTTTTTCATCTGTTGAGAAACCTGCTCATTAGCATTCTTTGCTATGTTTTGTTCTCTAGACCCACGATTTTTCAGATAATAAATATCCTCCAACTCAAGAGTCTTGTTCTTAGCGAACTGAACAAATTCGGTCCATTCATCATCGTTCATTTTAAACTTTTGCTTAAATTCAGATTCTCTAGTGAGTTTCTGATTTTCACTTTTCTGAACTGCCAAAGCATTATTTAAACGCTTTTGAACAACTCCGTCAATAGTAGCAGACAAAAGTTTTCCAGAACCAGATGAAGGATCGCTTACCGCATCGTCAGGGTCAAACACAAAATCTTCTCCCAATTGTAACTGTTCTTTCATATTTACAGGGGCTTGACCTCCACCCTCAAAATAATTCCGCACATGCTGAATTAAATTAGGGTCTTCTCTCATAGCATCGAGGATAGGCATATAAGGTTCAAGTTCGTTAAGCTTACCGTTTAAACGTTTGGCTTCTCTACTTGAATCACTATACCTCTTTTGCAGATTCTCAACATCCGCTTCACCTTCAACAGGGCTCTCTTGAGTTACCGCTTCAGCTTTTACAGGCTGAGCTTCTACCTCTTGAGGGGTTATCTGTTCTTGTGAAGGCTGGTCGTCTAATATACCACTATTAACTTCGTTATCAAGAGCCTCGAAAAAATCACCTGAATCGAAGTTCGTACTTTCGGGGGATTCACCTGCTAAAGCTTCAAACTGAGCTGCTTCCTTAGCGTTTAAATCGTTACCTACTTGTGCATTTTCACTCATATTTTACCTCTTTTATGTATTTCCTTTAACTTACTTATTTTCTGTGTTATTTTCAAAGTCTTTTTTCTGTTTTTCTTTTTCTTCTTGAAGTGCTGACTTTACTTCGTCTCGCAGCTGTTTTCTAGCCATTTCAAATTCATTGCGCATCATACCTTTTAAAAGTTTCTGTTCTGCGTTAGTTTGTAATACTTCTTTTCTTACTTCACTATCAGCTTGACCAATTTTCATCTTAATACCTGCTTGGACTAACTGTCTTTCTAATGTCTCTATAGTTCCATCTTTATCTTTTAAAGATTCAGATAATTGTTGCACTTGACCTTGTAATTCAGAATACAAAGATTTACGTTCTATTAATTGTCGTTTATTTCTTATGTCTGTTTCTGCTACCATTGCTATATCATCAATTAAACCTGCTTGAAACCATTTGAAATATTCTTCTAATAGAGCCCATCTATTAACTGGTAAGGTAGCTCCAGCGACAACTCTTACATCAAATTGTGAAGTTTCATAATCTTTATATCTTCCAACGGCTTCACCATAATCATTATAAATAGGAATATTTATTCTAGTTTCTTTTTCTTTTTCACCTCCACCAGCTTGAGGTTGAACTATTCTAAATACTTTATCTATTGTATAATGTTTTTGAGCTGCCATCTTAAAGCATCTACCAAGATGTTCTAAAGCTGGTTCAACAACGGTAGACATCCAAGATTTTAACCTTCTAGTTCCAAACTCATCATTAGCTAATAATCCTCTATATGTCTCTGCTTGTTCTTGTGTAAAACCCATCATAGCAGAAGGTACGCCACTAATATACTCAGCGTCAGCTTTACCTTCTTGAGTTATTGTATAAAAAGCATTATTTATAGAAGCTGGTAAAACAGGAGTTGGTGGAGCGAAGCCTGATCTGTATTTTAACAAAGCACCAGGACTTGAAGAATATTGTTCCCATTCCTCCTCATCAACTGACCCTTCTTCGTAGAGCCATCTTAGATTAGATGCTAAATTAGCATTATGAACCATTATTTGGTGCGCTTTATTTATTTCCTGTTGTTTACCTATCAATGGCATGACTGCCGATATAGGGTATGGAGTACCAGTGTAAATGTAAGGAACGGGAACTATAGGATATTCAGTGATTGGAAGTTCGTATTCATATATGAACGTATCGTCACCAACACTGCAACATAAATTTATTCTAGTTTCATAAAACTCTACAGCATCAACTATATTTTTACTAAAAGATTCATTCTTAGCTAATACATCATATTCTTTCTTTGTAAAAACTTGCTGTTCAACTTTTGCAATAGATTCTTGAGCTTGAGACATAAGTTGTTGTTTCATAGCCTCAATATTCTCACCCATAGCTTTTTCAGCTTTTTCTAATTCAAGTGATGCTCTCTCTTCTATTATTTCTCCAGATTCTAAAGATTCTTGTATAGATTGTTTTTGTTCTTCTAGTGAAACTTGAGCTTCTTCTGTGTATTCTTTTATTTGAACATCGACAGATTTCTTTAAATCTTGTAATTGTTCTTGAGTTGGTTCGATCTTTATGAAAACATTAACAAATGGAACTTTTACTTTTGAGTATCTCTCATAGTAAGCTATAATATCATCTTCTTCAGCATTTGGATCATATGTAGAAGTAACGTCTTCTGGAAGTATTGTTGTTCCATCGTCTATATCTCTAGATGATATAGAATAGTTTGTAGCGCTATCAGATGCTTTTGCAATCTTTGAAGCATATTGTGGAAACATATTTTTCAATTGAGTTTTAGACAACATCTTCTTTACTATAATAAAACCAGCATCTCTAAATAGAAAATCTCTACTAGCTGGGTCAACAAAAACATCATAAGGATCAATCCTACTAAAAGTTACTTCCCCTTTACCATTGTCTTTATCTTGGTCAACATCAACTAGAAAATAACCTATTCCCTTAACAAGACTGTCTAAAACAACTTGACCATATATAGATTTACCATTTGATAGATGCCAACAATAATCTGCTATATCTGAGTGAACTTGAGCGACATCAACATCATCGCCAGTTACGCCAACAGCTTTCCATCTTGGATTATTTGATGTAACGAAATACTTCATAATCTCTACTATTGGAAGTATTCTGTTTATAGTGAAAGTGGGCATTCCAGCGTCTTCAAGAGAATCTCTTTCATTTTTAGAAAGTTGTTCGTCTAAATAAAAATCATATCCTTGTTGACTTTTTTGCATCCACTTTGTTCTATTTGAACCATTAGCTCTATCCCAAAGCATTTTATTTATACCAGCTTTACTTGGTCTACCTCTTTTAGCCATATCTATTCCTTAAATCTTTTTTATCTTCATATAATCTTATACCAAGAATATCATATAAAGATTTTTTGAATTTGTTTTCATTGTATTTGAAAGTGCCAGGTGTATCAAGACTAGGTTTCTCACCAACGTTTGTATAGTTCTGCCAATAGTTACCACCTTTTAAAGGTTTTGATTTACTATCTTTAATATTCATAATTAGGCTACTACCCAGCTTTTAGCTTTCTTTTTAGGTTTAAACCAACCCTTTTTATTCTCTTTTCTTTTCATATTAGGAGGAAAAGCGTGTAATTGTGAGTAATATAATGTCTCAATTGTATCATCATGACTCATTTTCGGTCCAAATGTAACAATTTCGTTGATTAAATCAAACATATTTTTCCTTAAATGTACTGTTCCCATGCTTAATCTACCACTTAATCCACTATATATCCTATTTCTCTTGTTAGTTCCACCTGGTTTTTGAGGAATAACGGCAATATCAAATCTATTTAATCTTCTTCTTTCATCGTTTAAAGCTTGGAATATACTTCTATTCATAGCAACGTCTTCAACTGTAGCTGATACGCATTTGTACTTATCGTATAGCGAAATTATATAATCAACTACACCAGACTTTCCTAATATATTCCCATCAGCGTCTTTTGTTCCAATAGTAGGTATACTTCTATGTCTTTCATAGTCTACTACATATAATTCATTATTGGGATCAATAGCAATTACCATTATAACACTAAAGTCAGAATGCTTTGTATCTATATCAGTTGCGGGGTCACAACCTATAAACGTATTAACAGGAACTTTTACTCCATCCTTTATTAAATAATTTATACCATCTTCGTTTTCAACGTACCCGTTATAGTATCTAACGTGCTTCCTTGTCCAAACAGCATCTTCCTCACTCTGGACTTCCATCATATATTCTTGAAAGAACTTATGAGGCTGTCCTGAATCCATATAGAATTTCTTCTTCTCTTCTAATTTAGACGTAGGAAAAAAAGATGCCCAGAGAGGAGTTCCATCTTCTTGCGTTGCTTTATACGTAATTACCTTCCAAGCAAAATCTTTCCTACCATCCTTTTTAGCTTTTGAATGCTGAGTAAGAAGATTGTTAATAAAGGAATCATAATGTACGGGAGTACCATTAACACGCAACCTGCCAGTATGAGGCTCAATTGCAGGATAAACAACGGCAGTGACAAGATTCGCATTCTTATCCCTGGCTTCTCTTGTGATTGTGTTAGCTTCATGTTCAAAGTCATCCAAAACGATAAGATCATATCTTTTATGTAACTTAGCTCCTCCCCTAATTCCTGCGACATTACTTTTACTAATGAGTTTAGATCCATTTTTCAACTCTATATCTTCTTCTGTCCATTTTTTACCTCTTAACTCTCCAAAATAATACTTTATCCTGTCGTTATATTCAAGATGATGTTTTATGTAATCCATATTCCCAACTGAAAGTTTTTGAGTAGCTGAAACCCATGCATAAAATAAAAAGTCATCTTTAGGACAAAAAATAAAATCTTTTATAATAGATGCTTTAGTTAATATAGTTTTTCCATGACCACGTGGAACAATTATAGCTGACTGCTTTATGCTTTTATCATCTATAGCATCAGCGACCTCATAGTGAAATGGAGGAGTCTCACTACGCATAAAATCTTCAGGTAAAAATAATTTTCCAAAAGCTATTAAATCTTTACTTGCTAAAAGAAGAGCATTCTCAGCATCGCTAACATTTTTTGTATTTATGTTCATTTCTTTCTTTTTAATATACTAAATGGATTAAGGTTTAATTCTTTTTCATACCATTTTAATTGTTCTTGCAACTGTAACATCTTAGCTTCTTCCTCAGCTGTGTGTTTTGCTATAAGAGATGTTATATCTTCTTGGTGTTGCTCCATTGATGTTTCCAGTCTTAGTATTCTTTGTTCTATCATTAGATAACCATAAACTAATCCACCTGTAGCTATTACGATTTGTATTAACCATTTAATATTAATCGAAACATTTAAATTATCATCTAACTTCAATCGTACCTCACCGAAACATAAGCCATTGGGGTAGAATTAACTACTAGCTCTGGCTGAAAATTAGCTCCAACTGCTATATACTCACCCCAAATCTTCTTACCTCCTTCAATTTTTATTGGTTGAACACCAGACCATATAACACTATCCTCTATCATGATGTAAGCATGAAAGTAAGCATCGTACTCACCCTCTTCCATTTGATATATATAATAAGTAAAAACTGGTCGCCATGTATTTACTCCATCTTGCTCTGCTGTCGCTGTGAAATAAATTGGTACATTGTTATCTGAGTCTATGTATCTTCTTTCTATAGTTAGATATTTATCTTCACAACTTAATAACATTAATAAAAATATTAAAAAATTAAGCGTCTTCCTCTTTTTCATCTTTTCTCTCCATAAATTTTATATAATCTTTATCATCCTTTTTAAATTCTACATACCCTCTAAACATATCTCCTAAAGAATCAACAATAGATTCTAAATATGAAACTCTACTACTAAGCATTCTAATAGCTCTAATAAGATCATGCTTCGTTGTTGTATTTTTACGCTTCACCCTCATCACCTCCTATCATCTCAGGGACTTCCATCCCATCTACAACAGCTATTATATCTTTTAAAATAGATACATCTCTTGAGCTTGGTGAGACAATTGCAAAAATATTTAACTGCTCAACTAAATACTTTAATTCCGTAACGGCATCACCTAGACTTAAATCTTTTCTAGGTTTATACCTTGGAGCCATTCTTTGTTTTATAAGTTTTACCCTATCCATTTATCAAGTATAATATTTTCCAAATTTCATCTAATGTCCATCCATATAATCTAATATAATAATAAACAATAAACATTAGTGCACTTATTGAAACCATTTAATTTACCCAACATTCTATGCCATCTCTATCAAATTCCATAGTTACCCATCCTGTCCTAATGATAGGAAACATAGAGTATCTAGCATAATTAGCATATCTTAAAAAAGAACCTCCCCTAACATACCATCTTCTATGTAAGGTTTCCTCTCCTTCGTGAATAGATATAGAATCTATAGGCTTTGCATACAATTGATGATTATGACCTAAAAAGAAAACATCACCATCGCTATAAACCGATGACATCTTATCTAATTCTAAGTCTCCATTTTTTCCACCACCAACACCATGACCACTAACAAGATTCCATTCTCTTCCTCCAGTCATTATCGTAGTGTATCCTGGCAATTCGTAATACGGGACACCTAAAGCATTAGCCATTCCTCTTGTAATATCAAAATCAAGAACCTTTATACTTCTTATGTAATCATGATTTCCACCCCTAAGAAATAAACATTTATCAGCTATAGGTCTTAGAATCTTTAACGCTTCTTCATATTGATCATCAGGAGACATATTTTGACCTCTCTGAGGTATTTTGTAGTTAGGAGGGATACACTCTAGTATATCTCCATTACCAAACCATCTTGCAAACTTATCGTTCTTAATAATTTTTACAGCATCTTTAAGTTTTTCATGATCATGTTCGTTTGCTCCAATATGAACGTCAGTAAGACCGTGAACTCTAACCTTCCCAGCATATTCATATTTTAAAACTTTACCAGCTTCTACACTTTGATGATCATTACTCTCTCTGTCATTTATTTGGGTTTCATATGGAATAGAATGAGTTTTATTACAAGTTTTGCAAATATGTCTTTGAAACAGCTCGTTCTCGCCATTTCTTCTATAACCATGTACTTTAGTGTATGTAGATTCGCAATGAGGACATAACATACTAGTCTCCTTTTTTAGATTCTTTTAATTCAGGTCTCTTAATAGACTCTAGTTGATCAGGCTGAAATCCTTGAAATAATCCAATAACTCCAGTCTCTTTTTGTTTTACAGTTGTATTGCCAATAGTACCAATTGCTTTTCCTAACTCCTTTACAGCGTTTAAAACAATATTATCTTCCATAGCGGTATCAGCTAGGCTTTTTAACTTAGTTATGACATACTCATGATCTACTCCCATAGATTTAGCTACGTCAACTACTGATTTTTCTACTTCTTTCATAACTCTCTCTTGTCTTAGTAATATCGCTGCTTTTTTCTCGGCTTTATACGAATCAGATTCACTAAACGCATCCATATAGCTTTTAACCGCACCCAAACCAACAGCAATATTGGTTGCAAATATCTTTTCTTTTTTTGTAGGCTTCTCACGATTATAGACTTGGCGAGTCGTATCTTTGATGTTTTTCGAGAATGTATACCTATTCGGATGCTTTGAGAAATCTGTATCCATAAAAGTTTTAGGGAGGCATAAGAATGTACCAACAACAGTACGAACATAACTTTTAACGTATTGATAATTTCTTCTGTCATTAGGATGATTTATACTTGATTTTTTTAATATTTGGATTATCCTACTATCATCAGACATAACCCAAGAACCTTCTTCAGCTTTTCTCCAGTCAAAAAATACATTAGGCTTATTATCTTCATCTTTAAAGTGATCATCAAATTCGGACAAGTCGTCAAAAATATAATGCCTCACCCCTTTTATCTTCTTGTATTCCATTATTAGTTAATAACGAAATCTTCGTGCATTCCTGATAATTCTTTAATTTGCAAGGCTAGATTATCTATTAGTTTGTGAACAGGTATTGGAATTTGATATATAATGCTATCTATTTCAATCGGAGCTAAATCTGATGAACTATCAGAAACCATAGTTAAAAGTTTTTCTTGTTCTTCTTTTGTTAGCTTTTCTAGTATTTCTATTGCATTCGACATTACTAGATGTTAATACTTAAATGCAATGAAAATCAAGACATAAATTCTATACCCTCCTTTCCCTCCTCATACTCCACCCATACCACCCATAGTGTATATATATAATATTACTATAAGTATTATAATATATATATAATATGCGCGCGCGTAGGATAACTATGACCAAGTGATACTTGAAAAAATTATAGCATTTTGTTATATGTCCTTTTTACCCTCTATACCCCTTATCAGGGGATTTTCATAAATCATTTTTTAGTTATTTTTGATTATTTAGATAATTATAGTTATTAATAATAATGAAAGGAGTCAGAAATGACAAAACCTGTAACACTTAAATGGTTCATCGCTAAGCGGGATGAATTGATGCAAGAGCACTTGGAAGCTTACTTTGCAGCACCTACTAGATCATCGTTCAATCGTGTGACTGGTACGTATGCTCAAACGAAGTCCAACATCTCTCGCGCAACCAAAGCTAACCTTAGAGAACTCAATGCGTACTGTGAAGCTCAGACTGGTAAGACAATCTGGGAAGACGTTGACGAGAAAGAGGTAAGCGTTGGCACACCAGTAGACCCGGAGTAATCCGATGAGGGACGCAATGTCCCTTTTTAAACCTATTTCCCACAACAATTTCAAATAAAGTAACGCATGGGACGTGCAGCACAAGAGGGAAGGCTGCTACTGAGCAAGATTGTGACCTGTGCGTATTAACATTGAATTTATGGGGGCATACAAATAAAGTCCTGTCCCCATATTTTCTTTGTATTATACAATATTTGTACTTAACTTGGTCAAAAACAGAGTGAAAGGAGTAATTGATCATGACAATAGTAAAGAAATTTAGTTCAAGAGCGAAATTAGAGGAGTATTTAAACTCTAATGGACAATACCATGTACTCAATAGAATTGGTGTAGATGGTTCAATAGTGTTACTGTCAGATGATAGTGAACCTGTAAATAAAGACAGTGTAAAATCTGTTGATAGGTACATATCTGAAGAGCACTACGAAGATGTTAACCTTCACTACGAGGCTTACTATGGCGAATACTAAAAAGCTTAATAAAGCTGCTCAACAAAGTGATATGAATAAACCTGTTAGGTGGGAACTCGATAATCTATCTATTAAAGAGATAATTGATAAGTACCCTGACAAAGTAGTATCAGTTGAGCAAAGGAATAACGCTACATACTTACAATTAGACACTTGTACGATTGTATTTAATAGTGTATTTCCAAGTGTATGTTCACCTGAAAGATTGAACAAACAGCTGCGTAATAATAAGTATAATTAATACGTAGTTCCTCATAAGGGAGTAAACTTGGTATGTGGGCTCCCTTTGGTCTACTGGCGTAAGTAAAGTGAGGATAGTCTTACAAATCATCCGCCTTTTGTGTGCATTCGGGTGCATTTACTCCAGCGGTTGAGTGTAGGTTTCTGGTTATTACCTTAGACTAGTTCGCAATTGCCTATTAAAACCAGTCCTCATAACTTTTTAATGAATAACATAAAATAGGAGATAATATGTTTTTAAAATCAAACAATTATATGATTAATCTTGATAATGTCCAATACATCAGAAAAATTAGCTTAAAAGGTGATCCAGATGCTAAAGGGACATTCTTTAGAATGAATAATGGTAAGAGTATTGTAATTACATGCCCATATGAAAATGTTTATACTCAGATTAAGAATAAGCGTGGTATTAATACTATGAATACAGAAGTAATTGTTTTGTCTTATAAAACTGATCCCGTAAGAGAAGGTTTAAAGACTGTAGAACGTCAAAGACGCAATGGTGAAGATATTGTTGATAGATTAAGCAGATCAGAGGTTGAAGGAGAATATTATGACCCTAGATAGTTATGTATACTTTCTATTTGGTACTGTTTTTATAACTCTTGTATGGCTAATATTTGTTGTAGCTAAGAGTGAAAATTATAAGAATGGATACAGACAGGGATATGAAGATGGCAAAAATAGTATGCCAAATTATGTCGAAACCTATAAATTTAAATAAAGGAGGCAATATGCCTATCAATTCAATTTATAATATATCAAATGTAAATAATCATATTTCTCTAGTCGGTCTACAAAGATTGTATAAGACATTATTGAAAGAAGGTAAGATAAAAGAAGGTGGAGCAGCTCATAAAAGATTGCAATTTCTAATGTTATGTGATGATGATTTTGTATTTAGAAAAGTTCGAGAAAATGAGTTTAATGAAAGGTATGATTATAGTCCAGACCTTGAAGAAATAATATAGGAGTTGAATTATGGAAGAAGCAAAACTTATATTGAATAACGAACAAAGCCTTGGAACTGAAATTAACAGGGATGAACCAGATAAAGATTGGTATTACTTTAATCAGTTATTACAGAATAAAGTTAATACACTAATGAATTGGTGCAAAAAGAACAAAGTTGATAGTTCTGAAGTTATTATGGCTTTAGATAATTATATGAATGGAGCTGAATTTCCTCTTGAAAGCAGAATTATAGAATGGGCGACAAAGAATAGATACCATATTAACGATATAAGAGAGGCTGTTGATTTAGCTGTTGGAGATGATGGTTTTAGAAGTAAAGAAGTAATTGAAATACTTAAAGCAGAAAAATAGGAGGTGTATGTTCCATAAAGACAAAACTGTGATAGCTCTTACAAGGATAAGAGATTATTTACGTACTCTTAAGCTAAGAGATGCATATGTAAGGGGAACAAAAGATTCTATGGCAATGATAGATGAAGATTTAACAGAAATCATAGAGGAAATAATAAAATCAAAAGAAGAGGGGTATTATCATGACTAACAAAAAGAAACCAGTTGTTTTTAATGAAGAAAAAGTAATTGAATTAATAGTAGATATATTTGGATTAGCTGCTATGTTGGGTAGTAAGGCTCATAAAGATGATCCTGAAAGAAGAGATCAATTAGGTCATTTATTAACTATTATGTCATCACTGTTGATGCAACAATTAAAGATAGACCCAAAGGAACTAGCAAGAGTTACAAGAGGAAGACAGCAGATGCTAACTGAATTATTCGCAATGGTTCACGATTCACCAGAGAACGATGAAGATTTTAAAAACTTTATAAAGAAAAACCCATTAAACTAAGGAGTAAAAAATGTATTTATTAAATGATAAAAATATTGTATTGGCTTCCTTTCTTCTTTTAGCATCCACTTCTGTAGTAATGAAAAACTGTTTCGATGAACCATTACATGAAGAGGGGGAGCCTTTCCATTTAACCGATGAGTATCCGTATTATGAAGAATATGAAGAGTATAGTGATATTGATTGGTATTTGGAAGATACTGTTGTAACAGATAAAGACACTATTGTGATAGGTAGAGTTGTTGAAAGCTTTAATAGTCTTGGTATGTTAATCGTACCTTATGAGAAGTGTGATAACTTTGATTGTGCTTATTCATATGCTAGATGCAGACTTGGAGATAAAGAAACAACTGGTGAAATGCAGTATTTCATATGGAGAGGTGGAATGTTTCATACTGAGATGAAGGAGGAAATCTAATGTATATAGATGGATGGGATAAATCAAAAAGATACTTGCATAAAGATGGTAAAGAAATATCATTTAAATGTGGTAGTTGTGATAAAATATGTCAATCAGGAGAATCGTCAAATGTAATATTATGTGGATATAGAGTATGTAAGATATGTTTTAAAGCATTTGGTGAAGATATATTAATGATTGGAGATTTCTAATGCCTACACCATATCATTGTCATGAATGTGATTCCCCAACTATGAACCCTAGAGGTATATGTAATTCTTGTATGGATGATATGTGGGAACCGACAACAGCAGATGAGTTTAACCAGGCACACAAATCTAGTGTTCCTGACAAACTATCTAGGACTGTATATCTTACAAACATATCAAAGTATTTTAATAAGAAGTACTTAAGAATGATTAAAGATATGTCAGATTTAGATTTGTATAAATTAGATAATATATTAAATAAAAGGAGACAAATAAATGATGATTAATTTTGATGATATTACAGAAGATCAATTTAGAGCTGTAGATGCAGTTTTAAGGTATGGTAACTTTACTAAATATTCTAATGAAGCAGTAGTTGCTAGTGGATTAAAGAAAGAAGTTTATAATTCTGTTGTATATAATTATGACAGGCTAAAGGATAGATGGGAACATAAGGTTGATGATTGGAGAGAGAATGATAAATATAAACTTAATTTAATGATTAAACGATTAAATAGCAGATATTAAAGGAGTTAATAATGGGATTTGATTTATATGGAAGAAAACCTGGTGGTGAAGACAGACCAGATGATCCTAATTGGGATGATAAAGAGCAAGTTGATGCTTATTTAGCGTGGCAAGATAACACTGATGGAGCATATTTTAGAAATAGTGTTTGGAGCTGGCATCCATTGTTTGATTTTGTCTATAAACACTGTAAGGATATATTTGAAAAAGCAATTGAAGATGAGTTAATTGATTTTAAAGATATTGACTCATTTTATACTTCTTGTCATCATAATGATGGAGTTATGATCCCTGAGGAATTAGCTAACAAAATATCTGAAAGATTGGATTATATCGATACTAAAGGGAAGCTTGAACAGTGGGAGGTAGAAGAAGATATAATTAGAGAAAGACGACCTAAAGAAGAATGTGATATATGTAATGGAACAGGTACTAGAAAAGGATGGGAAGGATGGCACAATAAAGATACATGGATAAAGCTTCATGGTGATCTTAAAGTTGGACCTGTTAGTTTTAAATGGGCTAGTGAGATGAGAGGTTGTAATGGTTGTCAAGGTTCTGGAAAGAAAGAATCATTTAAGAACAACTATAAATTCACAGCAGAGAATGCTAGGGAATTTTCAAGATTTGCCAAACTTAGTGGTGGGTTTAAGATTTGGTAGATTTAGAGGTGGCAGGGGGTTATCATTGACCCGCTCCTATTCCTATGAATCCCACAGGTTCTACCCTCTTCCTCGGTTGGAATACCTGTCACCTAGAATGATTAATAAGGCTAGGTATTGCCGGTTACAGGCTACAGATACTAGTATTGGTAGATGTAATGACATGATGGCTCTAGCCTTAAATTTAATGTAAAAAAAAGGAAAGAAAATGAAAACATACCAACAAGGAGACGTAATCCTTAAAGAAGTACATAAAAATCAAGTTGAAGATATTATAGGTCTTAATTCATCAAAAGAATACAAAATGGAGCATCCTACTGATAAAGTTGTATTAGCACTTGGAGAAGCTACTGGTCATCATCATAGGTTTGAAGCTGAGAAATTAGACCCTCATACTGATGTTATTGGATACAGTGGTGCATATCAAGAAATGCCTAATGTAATAGAAATATTGGGTGGTGAAGCTACCTTATATCACGAAGAGCATAATCCTCTAACAATCCCAGAGGGATCATATGCTATAAGTATAGTTAGGGAATTAGATCATATTTCTGGCAACACTAGACTTGTTGTTGATTAATTACAGTGTAGATGTGGTGCCTCACTGTGAGTGTAGAGAGGGTTAGGTAAAACAGCGCCCCGTACCTGACCAGGCTGCGGGTTCTAACCCTTCTTTACTTAAATAATAATTAAGGCTTATCTTATATTCAAGCGTAAATAGTTAATTAAATAACAATAATGTTTTTGATTAAATAGTATATATGGGTAAGCCTTATAAATTAAAGGAGTTAAAATAATGAAAAGATTTTTTGAAAAGTCACAAAAGAATGGTTCTGTAGGTAATGTTCATTATAAGAGTATTAACACTAGAAATCTTCTGGTTTTTATAAAGATTAATAGTAATAAAGTAAATGTTCATTTTTCTTCTTATAATACTATTAATGAAAAGCCAACATTAATCTTAAGAAGGAATTATTGTGAATTACCTCATAACTTAAATCATTGGGATATGCAATTTATTATAAGAGAAGTTTTTACCTCAGATATAAAACTTAACTGGGTAAGAGGTCAATGGATTTATACTTTTTCTGATGGTACTAAAATTGTGCCTTATAAAGGTATGAAGTTTAGTTATGATGGAGAATCATGGGGTAAACATCCAAAGAGGTATATAAAACAAACTGAAGATGCATTAGAACAAGCTAGATTAAGAAGAAATGCTATGACTAGAAGTAGGTATCATAATAATAAAGCTGAAGAAAGACTGGATAGATCAAAAGTATTTTATAAAAGAGATGTTACGACAGAAGAAGTTCAACAAGGTTATGATATTGAACATAGAATAGATATGACTTATGCTCTTGATTCTGTTCCTATGACTGATGTGTTTAAATTGTGGAATGTATCTCAAAGAAGATTGCTGATTGATCATTATGGAATGGATAATATTATATCTTCTTTAGATCATAAAGTTGTTGATAAACAAACTATTGATGGAAATCCATATGAACTGGTTATTGTTAAGATACCTGATGGAGGTTCTGTTGATGGTTTTAGAAATGGTACATATCTAAAGATGATAAATCCTTCTACTGGAGAAGATCATTTTGAAGGAGTCCCAAATGCTGTTAATAAAAATATGGATAGATGGCAAAGAAGAAATTCTATAAAGAAAAATACTGTAGATTGTGCATTAGCATGGAGAAATAATGACAATGGAAAATACATTGTTCCTGAGAAGATAACATGAGTGGGGTTATTGAAGTAGGATTTGGTGAAAAATGTCCGTATTGTGATTTAATAGTTAATGAGAATATTGACTTTTATGATCACATAACTTCTCAACATCAAGATGAATTACTTGCTAACTTATTTCCAAAAAGGAGTAAAGAAAATGGAAAAAACAAGTGAAATGAAAATAAAGGGTAAACGATTAATTAAATCTGAAGAAGCTGCTGAGTTTTCTAATAGTGTACGTGGTCAATATATAATATCACAAGCGTTGACAATGGCTATAAGAACTCTAAAGAAATATGAAGAGAAAAATGATAAAATTAATAGTGAACCAAGTAACAGAAACGATATGGAGTTTTTACTAAATGCGTTTCCGCTATATAAAATACATGAAGAAACTACTTGGTATATGAACAGAGAATATGGTGAGGAAGGAGCAGACAATGGTTGAAGCATTAATAAAGATAGCTGGCAGTTTGTTTGTAGGCGGAATTGGACTTGCATTAATAGTAGCTGCAACTCTTATAGCATTTGTATTATTAAAAGAACTTGTGGATAGGAGTTAAAATGGAAAGTAAAGATATTGAATCAGATTTAAAAACTTTAATTGGTAAAGTTATGGATATTGAACAAGCTATGGTTAATATGCATACCTCTAGCAAGTTTAAAGAAAATGAAATTTGGTTAGCAATTGAGAGTATTCAATCTGAAATAAAACAACTAAAAGAAGGAAAAAATAATGAAAAATAAAAAAGGTATTTATTATATAATTAATGAAGTTCTTGATAGATATAAATCTGGATATAATCTTGGCTCTAAGGAATTTAGAAATAAGCTAAGTGATGAACTATCAACTGTATTATTAGATAGATTGAATAGTAATGATGACTTAGAATTTCATGATGAACACAAGAAAGAATATGTTGATTCACTCGTTAAGGAATACGCAGGGTATATGGATGGATGTATGAGTATGGTTCAAAAATCTTTAGAATAAATAAATAAATTAACACTTTATCAAAAATAAGTGGTAAATTCACGTACTAAATAACTTAGCTAAAAAAGGAGTTCAAATGGCTAAATATAATCAAATCGGCAAAGGAGCCGCATTCACTAGAGAAAAGACAAATCAGAAGCAACCAGACTTTGGTGGCACTGTAAACATTATGGATAAAGAGTTTCAAATCTCTTTATGGAAGTCTAGAACTAAGAAAGGCGATCCTTACCTAAGCATACAATTCTCTGAAAGAATTGAAGAAGAAGGTGATAGTGCTATGTCAGGTCCTTGGGACAATGAAGGTTCTAAAGGCTCTCAAAGAGATGTCTTTGACCAACAACAGGCAGCACGTAAAGATCACCAGTAATGCTTGACATAGAGCGTATCTACAGCTCTTTTATAGATCAAAAGCAAGAAGAAAGAAATGAAAACTATAAAGATTTTGAAGGATGGTTTGGAGCTTCTTCTGCTGGTCATTGTCATAAAAAACAATACTATAAACTAACCAATACGGAGGCAGAAAAGACTACAGAGAGAGTCTCGCGCCTCCTGAGGTTGGGAACTATTGTTCATAAAGATATTGAACAATCTATATTAGCTTGGAATAAATCGAATAAAACTAAAATTCAAACTGAGAAAAGGGTAACAATTCCAGAGTTAAAAGTTGTGGGTCATGTTGACATTCTTGAAGAAGAAGACAATGTTAACAGAATCTATGATTTTAAAACTGTCGCTTCTTATAAATGGAAAAAGAAATTTGGACGTTTTAAGAATAGAGATAAAAATGCTGATATTAATTACAAATTACAGTTAGGTACATATGGTTTAGCTGCTGGTAAAAGTCCTGAAGATACAGAATTATATTTAATTTGGTATAATAAGGATAACAGTAGTATGAAAAAACCATTACCTATTGACAGTAGATGGATGAATATAGCTAAAGAATATTGGGAAAAACTGAAACATAATATTGATATGTGGACAGGCGCTGCTTCTTTAGAACCTGATGAATTAAAAGAAGATGGGATAACGATTCCTTTAAAAGAAAACACAGAATGGGAATGTAACCTTTGTCAGTATTATTATAGGTGTGGTAGTAAATACAACACTAAACAACAAAAAACGCAAACAGCCTTAACATGGTAAAAGGAGAAGTAAATGAAAACTTTTGATTACTCATCTCAATTACAGTCAGATTCTATTAAGAATTTGGCAGCAGCTCAACTAGCTGTTCAAAAAGAGATAAAAGACATCTCTAAAGACAGTAAGGGATATGGATACAACTATACTTCATTTGATAAGCTTGTACAGTATCTAAGACCTTTACTTGGTAAACATGGTCTATCATTTGTTCAAATGCCAACTGGTGATGATTCATCTGTTGGTGTTAAAACAATGTATATGCACGCTGAATCTGGTGAATGGATTAGTTGTGAAATTAAATCACCAATTGCAGAGTCTAAAGGTATGAACACTTATCAATCTATTGGTAGTGCAATAACATACTTTAGAAGATACAGTCTTTCATCGTTTGTAGGAATTGCAAGTGAGGAAGATATAGATGCTACATCGAAACCAAAAATAAATGAAGGAGATCAAGAGCCATGGTAGATTCTTGGAGTTACAACCAATTAAATCTTGAAAAGGATGCTAATTACAGTATCGGTTTTAATGACGGTAGCCAATTTAATAAGGTTACTTTTGTTGGAACAAAATTAATGAATGGTAAGTCAATGTTATGTTTTGTAACAGAAGATTTACATGACCTTTCTGTTAATCCTAGCTATGTATCATTTATAGCTGGTAACGGAATTAACCCTAACTATGAATTTGAACAAATAGTTAAAGAAAAAGAGGAGATTGAAAATGGGCAAACTAACAGCGAATGATCTTGAAACCTTACAAAATGCAGGGATAGTTGATGCTAAAACTGCTAAAGGTATCAAAGAAAAAGGTCTAGCTTCTGAGCGCCGTCACAGTACTAGAAAATATATGAAAACCAAAGATGGTAAGTGGGTAACGCCTACTTTATATTGGAGAGGCGGAGGCAACACTACTTCTTCTAAGAAGATGCAAGAGTTTAAAACTAAGTTTAATAAACTTGTAGATGAATATGCTGGTACAGCAACTGATAAAAAAGGAACTGCTCACAAAGCTAAATAAGTGTGTTGTGTAATAGAGTAAAGAGCAAAAGTGGTATTATAGGCTTAAGTGTCTATGGTTGGCTAGGAGGTGCCTGCCTTGCTCTTTTACTCTTAAATTAAGGGCGTTGACAATGAAAAATAAAAACAATGATTTATATACTATTGAAGATGACATTAAGAATCTCGACAATTTATTAAATGGATGGTGGTGGTACACTAATCAGCGTGAGTATGCTTTCCCAAAAGGAACTAGAACAATAGCAAATGATAAAGAAAAGTCTAATCCTAAAATATGTCCTAAATGTAATTATGTTTGGGCAAGAGAAAATATATCAAGAACAATTAATTCAAGATTCTTAGTAGATTTTCCTAGATACGGATTGAAAAAAGCAGTATGTTACTTTTGTGTACCTTATGAAAAACAAAGAATTAATAAAAATGCAGAGTCAACATCAGAATAATAATAATAATGGATTCTACATACCAAATATCAACAAATAGATATATTGTAAGGAGTAAATAGATGTACGAAATAGAAGGAACTGTTACCTTAAAATTATCAAGGAAGGAACTGGAACTTATAGTAAACTGCTTGAACATTGCAGTACCCACAATTCAATCAACTTTATTAAACAATGAAATAACTTTCGATAAAAATGTTTTTGGTTTGTATGACAAACTGTTAAAGGATTTAAACAATGTCAAAGAAGAATGGACAGAAAAAGAAAAAGAATACTACAAAAATAACAGAACTGAAAAACCTTGAGCCTGGAGATAAGTTTTCTTCTCCATGCTTTAAGGATCATAAAGGTGTTCTTTTAGAAGTTACAAGCGGGTCAGCAAGTGTTTATTGGTATAGCATACCTGATCACTGGTTTAAAAAACATTACGATGATGAAACAGATTTAGATGAAGATGGTAGGTATTATGAGGGATTAGATGTATACTTCTTTAAGAAAAAAACTTACATCGGTCCTAATACAGGTGTGATAAAAATAGGAGAGGTAAATGCCAAATAGAAAAGCAAAGGATAGAAAATTCAAAAAAAGAAAATTAAATGATTGGCTTAAAGTCAATGGAAGAACTTCAAAACAAATAAAAAAAAGGAGAAAGAAAAATGAGCGAAAAAAGTCTATGTTACTCTGATTCAACATTTGCAGTAACTGAAACGCCAGTTCTAATAGAAGGAACTGTAAACTCTGATGATTACAAAATGATTATCAGGAATGATACTTGTGAAGTATTAAGTTGTATGTCTAAAGACTATAAACTTGTTACAAATGAAGAAGTATTAGATAAATCCCTTCCACATATTAAAGAAAAAGGTGGAGAATTAACTGAGCAAAGAGTATTTGGAAATGGTGCTAGAACATCATGGACGTTTCAGTTTAAACGACATCCAGTAACAATTGGTGGTGAAAAGCTTTACCCTCAATTAAACATCAAAAACAGTTACGATGGCAGTAGTACAGTGTCTGTTTTAGGTGGAGTATTTCGACTATTATGCTCTAACGGAGCTATTATTGGTCAAATATTTGATCAGCACTCAGAAAGACATTCTGTGTATAATACTACATTAAATAATGGTCATATTGGTAAAATGGTAGAGAATACTATTGACAGTATGGGAAAAGTATTTTCAACAGAATTTCCAGTGCTGTTTGAAACCCAAATAAAAGATCACAAAGATGTAGTAAGAGCCATTGAGAAGCTACCTTCAAAATATAATGAAGATGCTGTTAACTATTTGTTAACTCATAAGCCTAAAACATACTGGGACTTATTCAATCTGTTAACTTGGGTTCTTACCCATAGAGCTAACAGAGATCACGAGACTACGCACAGACTAGAGTCTGAAGTGTACCATTTCATCCGCAAAATGGTTCCTGGTATAGCAAGAGCTTAGTATGGCACATATAGGTTTCGCAAGATGTCCTGTAATAATACCTTACTACGGTGGGAAGTGGGAACTTTCTAAACAGTTAGTTCCCATGATCCCACATCATGAAAGGTATGTAGAAATGTTTGCTGGTGGTCTTAGTATGTATTTTAGAAAACCAAAATGTTCCTTTAATGTAGTTAATGATCTTGATAATGATATTGTAAATTTGTATATTTCAGTATTAGAAAAGTTTGAAGAATTTAGTAAATATGTAGTTCTTCTTCCAAGATCAAGAAAACTATTTATTGACTTCAGAAAGGAAATCTTGACAACTAAAAACGAAGTACAGATACCTGATGCACGTAGAGCTGCTATATATTACTATGTCATAAAAAACTCTTTTAATAGAAATCCATATAATCCTTTTTCAAAATCAGAAAAGAAATTATGGTCATCTGATTTAATAGATGAAATAGCATGGTCTAAAAAGCAATTAGACGGAGTCGTAATTGAGAATTTAGATTATAGAATGCTAGTTGAAAAATACGAACCAAAAGAAGGTGATTTTTGGTACATGGACCCGCCATATGTAGTAGCGGGTGAAAGAAAAGACTACTATTTCCATGACTTCACTATGGATATGCATAACGAACTTGTTAATCTTTGTAATAAAATTAATACAAATGGTGGACAGTTCATGGTCAGTTATGACGACAGAGAAGAGGTCAGAAGCTTGTTCAAAGATTATAAAATTAATGAAATTAAATGCGTGTATGCAGGATCAAGTGATAAAAAACAAAGAACAGAATTGGTTATAACTAATTATGAGCCCCCAAAATCAGAGCAAACAAACTTATTCTAAAAATAATAATGGTGATTATATGGTTTTAAATAAAGATGGAATTGCACCTAATAATACAGAAGCTGAAAAAGCAGTTTTAGGAGCTGTTCTAAAAGGCGGTGCTAATACTTATGAAGTAGCAAGCACATGGATAAAAGAAAATAGAGCTTTTTATAATCAAGATAATCAAAAAATATGGAAGTCTATGGCATCTTTACATAAAAGACATGAAATCATAGATACAGTAACTGTCTCAGATGAAGTAAGGAAGCACTTAAAAGAAGCAGATACTGGAATGGCTTACTATATATCAGGTTTATTTGAAGCTTGCCCTTCCGAACATTCTGTTGAAGATTATTGTAAAATAGTTTGGGAAAGGTATATAAAAAGAGAAGCAATAAAATCAGCTAGGATTTTAGCTAAAACAGCTGAAGATAATAATCTTACAATAGCAGATGTTCTAACGAGACATGAAAGATATTCTGAAGAATTAAGAAACTTGGAGCCTACATCTAGACAAACAATATCCAATGTTGTTGACAGTACTTTAGAACATATAGAGCGTCAAGATAATGTAATACCATTTGGTTTAGAATTTATGGATAGAGCTGCAGGAGGAATGACTAGACAAGAAATAACAGTAATTGGCGGTAGACCGGGTCATGGGAAATCTACATTAATGATAAATATTGTTAGCTCTTTAATTCAAGGTGGATATAAAGTAATGTTATTTAACAGAGAGATGTCAAATACAGAAATGATGAAGAAATTATTATGTATGGAATGTGAAAAGCTTGATTATGATAAAGTTAGAAGACATGAGTTAACTAAGAAAGAAAAACAAAAATTAATTGATGCGACTGAAGAAGTTAAAAAGAAGTATGAAAACTTTTTAATGTATGACAATATAAGAACATTAGGTGAAAGTCTAAGGGAAGTAAATAGGCACAAACCAGATGTTGTTATTGATGATTACATACAGCTTATAGATATGGAAGGAACAGCAGACCAAAGAAGATTGGAAGTTGAAAAGATAATGCATGAATATAAATGGTTATGTAAAAAGATAGATTGTAGCGCAATTCTTATAAGTCAATTAAATAGAGAAATTGAGAAAAGAGATGATCCAGTTCCTCAAATGGCAGACTTTGCTGAATCAGGTGCAATTGAACAAACAGCTGAAATGGCTGCTTTTGTATACTATCCATTTAATACTGATCCTGAAACTAACGACAGATTTGAATCAAGAATAATAATAGCTAAATCTAGATATGGTAATATTGGGAGATTTACAGTAGGATATGATGGTAATATTTGTAAATTCTTTGAAACTATTGAAGAAGCTAGGAAAGGTAAAAGTGATTGGTAATGATAACAAATAGCAATATAAGATTAATATCAGAAGAAGAATCGAGAAATAAAACTATAAGATTCGGAAGAAAAATGTGGAACAAGGGACTGTTATCTGGAAGCGCTTTAGGTCTTGTTACTGGATTAATAATTGGATTTTTTATTGGACTTATTTATTGAGACCAACTGTAATATTGAAGACAAACAATAGAATCACGCAAGAATGTAGGATGTGCGGTAAGGATATACTTTATAAAAAACAATATAATTATGTAAGTCCTTACACGGAGGTTAAATTAACTGTATGTAGAGATTGTGGAGTTAGAGAATATTACGGAACAAGAGGTAAATCTACTAAAACATATAAAAGACACATGAGAGATAATTTATTATTTGGATTGGAGGAAAATGTATAAATCTATAATAGGAATAGACCCTGGTAAATCAGGTGGCATATGTATGTATAATGGTGGAGATTTTGTAATGGCTTTACCATGTCCTAACGATGAAAACGGAATGGCTGAAGCTATGAGAAATATTGTTAATGGTTTAGAGATTGAAGGAATACCTGCAAGCAAAATATTAGTTGCTATAGAAAATGTTCATGCATTCCCAACAGATACTAGATCAAGTGCTTTTAAGTTTGGAGCAAACTATGGAGCATGGTTAGGTATATGTGCATCCAACAATCTTAAAATAGAAAAAATACATCCTAGGGTATGGATGAAAAAATATGGTGAACTACCAAAAAACAAAACCGAAAGAAAAAGATTTTTAAGAGAAATAGCAAAGAAATGTTTTCCAGATGCTAGAGTTACTCTTAAGACAACAGATGCAATACTAATTGCTAAGTATAAATTCGAGGAGGCGTGAGGGTTTTATAGTGATGAGAGTTATCCTTTCGCTTATCATGAGGTTTTCCTCGCCCTCCTCATAATTAAAAAAGGAGATTATAATGAAAGATAAAGAAATTATTGATATGATAGAAGAAGTTCTGGAAGCAAATTTACAAGTATGTAAAATGATAAGAAATGAAAATTTAAAAAGTCAGAAAGAAGCTACTATGCTTATAGTAAGAAGTTTAAAAAAGATGGCTGACAATATAATAGAAGATGATAAAGCTATGTATAAGGTTAGGATTTAGAAAGCATTGCTAAAGCTTCTTCCATTTCTGGGGTTAAAACAGATGCTAGAGCTTTCTTCGCTTCTCGCTGTTTCTTCCTTGCTTCAGCTGTCGGATATAAACCAAGTTCTGACTGAGCTGCCCATCCAATACGACCTTCTAATATTTGGGGTATGTGCCTTTCGGTCATTCTTCCCAAAAAGGTGTTCAAAATACGAATCTTTTTAGATATTTCTGTTGATTGTCTACTTGGATCATAATTCTCTAATCCTGTAATAAGAGTTAATAAACCATCTTCATCAAGCTCTATTAAGTCTAATTGCATACCTATATCAATTAAATCAGATGTTAATGGACCTCCAAACGTACTAATAAGAGGACCCTTTCCATAAAACGCTTCAGCTATTTCATCGTCATCACCTGTTAATAATGTTGCAAACTGACCGATTCTTTGAGCTGTGTCATGTTCAACAAGGTTTCCAAAATTAACACCAGATAATGCAGATGCAACAGCTGGAGCTGCGAAATATAATAGAGCCATCCTAGATGCTTTAGCAACACCTTGAGCATCATCGCCTGGTAATAACTTACCTGCCATAATATCGTGTTTTGCTTCTCTTGCTATCTGTATGTTTCTTTCTAAAAATTCAAATGAGTAATGCTGAAACTGACCTAATACTCTACCATATTTATTACGAAGAAGTCTTGATTTTGCATAATCACCATAATCAAAGTGATTCATTACAACCATGTTAATAGCGTAATTCTCAGCCTTCTTTCTAATCTTAGCATCTATTTCAGCAGGAGTTATAGCGTCTCTACCCTTTTTAATTCTTTCCTTACCCCTTTCACTATTTTCAGCTTCAGCTTTTAAAATGTTTCTATAATTAGGATTATCTAACCATTTATGCAATTGAGCAAATGCTATTTTAAAAGTATGCTTTCTATTAGAGTTCTCAGCTTTTCTATGTAATATAGATGACTTAGCAGCTATTGCTGACATTGCATCCGCAACTTTCTCAAGTCTTGGTTTTCTAGTTGCTTCAAATTTACCTGTTTGATTATTATACTGAACAGTTTTAAACATAGATGCTGGCGTTTGTAATGCGCTTTCTTGTATTTCAGGTACAGCTTCTTGATATAGCAAACCAGTTCTTTTTAAAACACTTTCAATAAATGAATCTGTTTCACCTGGTGTCTCAATAGTTTTTAAATAATCTTTAGCATTCCTAACCATTACAGGACCCCAATTAACGTAGTCTAATAGCCTCTGGAAAGCGTTTCTAGCAGCACCTCTAGGGTTAATACCAAGTTTTGATATAAACTCAAATGACAACAATGATCTCATAACATTTCTAGTTGTAGGGCTCATTTCAAGATTACCATTAGCAGCCATATGTAAATCAGTTATGTAATTAGTAATATTCTCAGCGTAACCCTTAGCATTTTTATCAGCTTTATATATTTTCTCTATTGCTGTTAAACCTTCTATCATATGAGCATCCATAAATGATATATAATTAAATCTATTAACATCAAATACATAGTTATTTAAAACGCTAAACAAGTTCCTATTATAGTCATATTCTGTTCCACCCTGCTTTCTTCCTTTAGCATGATTTGTTATATGTGTATTAATAGAACCTATTATATCATCAATACTCCTAGAACCTTTTTTATATTTATTAGCTGTATTTTGCATATCTTGAAAATCAGCCATTAAACCATCCATAAAAGGTATATGCATATCTCTAGAATAATGTGGGAAATAACCATCTTCATATCTAGGCATTAATTCAGCAGTTAGTTTTTTCTTTAACTCTTGCAATTCAGCAGCTGACCTCTTATCGCCATCCCTTGAAATTTTATTAGCAATTGAATCAACTCTTTTTGAAATACCTCTTCTTAAAACAGCGTATAAATCATTGGTGAGGTTCATATAGTGAGTCATAGCTTTATACATATTATCTGATATTGGTTCACCATTAGACATCTTTAACTTGGCTAAATCATCTTTTGTTAACTTAACTCTCTTCCTACCTTCATCTACATCTTTTTTCCACTTTTTATTAACAGACTTTTTCTTATAAACTTCTTTTAATATTGCAGGTATTCCAGTGTCAACATTTTCAATCATATTTAACATATCAGCATGCACTTCATAAAACGTCTCTTTTACAAGATCATCCATCTTTTGTCTAACCTCTGAAAGCTTATTATCGGCACCTTTTACATTATTCTGCCAATCTGCTATAGCTTTTCTCCATTGGTAATCCAATTCCTCCATCTGTTTTCTAGCATTTCTTATACCAAGTTTAGATTTTAACCCTCTGTCAGTAGCTTCTGCTTCAACAGACTTCATCATGGCGTTGATAAGATTGCCATGTCTTAAAACACCTTCTTGTTGATAAAATGTACTTCTAGACATATTTCTTAAAACAGAACCTATTACAGGGTCTTTCTTTCCCATATGTGACGATTGCCAAAATACTTGAGAAAACTTATTTCCTAACTGACCTCTTTCAACTTGGTTGTTTAACTCATTTAATCTTGATTTATAACTACTTACTTGACCCTTAGTCATGTCTCTATTATGCACCATATCTTCTAATGGAGCCCCAAACTCAGACTCTACAAGCCTAAGAGCTGCTTCATAAGGGTCTTTAAAGAAAAACTTAGTTTTGTTTTTACCAGCCCATTCTTCAATGCCATCAATTAGGCTTTCTACATTTTTATTTACAAATTGACAAAAATCTGCCACTTTACCTCCCTGGAAAACATTGTTTTAGTTTCTCTATCTTTTCTCTAGCATTTGTAGATTTAATGTTTAATTTATGATCGTACATTTCTAATGTATCTTGCATCTGTCTAAGAGATTTTAATCTTTCTGGTGAAAATCTAGCTGACTTCTCAAAAGATAATCCTTTAAAATAATTTGATCCACCTATAAGAGCATATACTGGGTTATTCTTTATTCTTTGAATAGTTAAATTATCGTTCTCACCCATAAGAGCTTCATTTGTTAATACTCTTCTAGCTACATCAATCATATCTTTATCCATTAAACTTCTCTTGGCAATATAATCCATAGGGTCGATAACTTCATTCTTCATCATCATTGCAGATAAATCACTCATACTATTTAAATATGACTGCCATTCTTTTTCTTTCCCAGCTGCTTTCATAATGTCAGCATAGAAGTCAAGTAAATAATCATTTGTTAACTCCATTCCATTAGTTTTACGCTGAGTATCTCTAGACCATTTTATATCTCTAAAAGATGTAAATGTTTTTCTATAACTCTTATTAAAGGATGGTAATCTAACATCTGTCATTTCTAGTGTAGATAATAAATCATAGTTAGCATCAAGTTCAAACCCTTTGCTTTTAAACTGCTGTTTCATATCATATCTAACATCTCTCATAGCATTTTCTTTATTAAAATACTCACTAAATCTTTTCTCAATCAACTGATGCATTCTTAATGTTGATTTAACAGTATTATTAAAAGGGTTCATATAAGCACCTACTTCACCATTTAAAACATCTATACCTTGAGCTGTCTCACTTAAAAACTGAAGACCTCTAGAATATCTAGTAGTAGGTCCATATGGAACAGGTATTGGCGATCCTTCAAAAACTCCAACAGCATACTTATTTTCAACTGGACTCATAAATGCATATATAAATTGTTGCCCATATTTTTGCAATCCTTTAGTCAGTAAATCTGTTTCTATCTTATAATACTCAGTTAAATCTGGATAATGCTTTAATAGCTCCCTTATTTCAGGTGTGTATAGTGTCTTATCACCATATTTCTTTATATCTTTTAAACTATCCCTATTGCTATAAAACAATCCTCTTATCATCTTTATATGCTTTAAAAGTTTTTGAGCTTCTGCCCCTAATCCCCATGTAGGACTATCACCTATAAATGGCATAGTTTTTCTAAATTGTCTCATAGTTGCAAACTGTATAGCGCCTTCTATAGCTTCTTTATTATTTAATGCTTGAAATTCTATAGTTTTTAAATCCTTGCTTTTCTTAGATTTTTTATATTTATCAGGCAACCAATCCCATATAATCTGTTCAGCATCTTTAATATCTTTATTCATCTTATCTTGGATTGCTTTTCTTGATTTATAAGGAATGTTAGTATTTCTACCGACAGCTGCCCATTTCCTTTTCATATCTTGTATATATTTAACCCTCTTATTAACACTGTTTTTCGTACTCTGAACTTCTCGTAATATATCTTTAGCAGCTGCTTCGGAATTTAAAGCATCGCCAGCAATCATGCTTTTATACCATGTATCCATATATCCAACAATATCACCAGTTAGAGAGCTTACCTTTCTATCACCAAACACATCTTCTGCGTGAATCCTCATTAGTATTCTTTCTAAAGGAGCTCCTCTGTCACCTTTTGCAAACGCAACACCTCTACCTTTAACAGTTGTGTCAAAAGGTTGTATAGTTGATTTACTATAATCAATCTTCTTTCCTTCTCTATTTTTAAAAGTAGCATCTCGAACACCAAATAGATTAATAAAATCATCATCACGTTTCCATTTCTTAGAACTTGGATCACCAGGCACTGAATTTCTATTCTTTAATCTGTCAAACACTGACTTATTTATATCAGAAACAAAATCTGCAAATTCCCCACTAGCTGTAAACATATCATCGTAATTAATGCTTTTCTTAGAACCAGATTTTTCCCACATCTTCTTACCTGATGCATTAAGTAATTTTCCATACTCACTTAATAATTCTTTTATAACAGCCATCTCTGCATTATTTAAATCGACCTCACGATATTCACCCGTTTTTCTATCAAACTCTACTTTCCTAAATATCCTAACCCTCTTACCGTTGCTGTGTCCTTCTCTTCTAACATTATTAACAAACCCTATTTGATTGTTAGATTGTTCCCCAGGGTGTATAGATTCTGATTTAGTTGGGAATAAAAACCTATTTGACCAGCTTGACATATCTTTAGCTATGTTATGATTTAATTCAGTACCATCTATAATAAATTGAGTTTCTAAAGCAGCTCTTGTAAAAAAGTCTAAATTGCTATAATCAAACATTATTTTTGCATCACCACTACTAAATAAAATCTTAGGATTTACCTTATTACCATTTCTATCAACTCTTGAAATGTGTTTAGAATATCCATCTTCTAAATCTGTATATGCAAGCTTCTCTATAAATCCAAGTTTTCTAGGAATCTTTTGAACAGCTCCAATCGATCTTTTAAACAAATCAGAACTAGCTGCCATCTCGCCAATCTTTGCATTTACACTTGATATATCACCTCCAAAATTAAAAGATGAATCCTTGCGAAATTTCGATGGGTCGATACCTTGAACAAAGAACTTGGAAGACCTTTCAACATGGTCATACATTCCCCTTCTTGATGACATAAAGTAATCTATCTTATCAGCATCATAATCACCTTCAAATACGTTTACAACGTCTAAACTTCCTAAAGTAGCTGAATTACCATAAGCCTTTTCAAGAAACCCTTTTAAACCAACAATAGTCATATCATTAGGTCTTGTTCTAGGTTTTCTATTAACTATAATACCAATTTGAGTATCCTTTGGAATATCTCCCAGCTTAATGTGAGTTTCAAGCATCTCATGTAAAGTACCTAAATTCCCATAATCAACGTATTCTTTCCATAATTCACGAGCTTTATCAACATCACCTTTAGTAAAACCTTTAAAAACATCTTCTGGTTTTAGAATTTCACCATTTCTTACAAACCTAATAGTTCTACCGTTAGATGTTAGATCCCGTAAAGACATCTCTGCTTCATGAGCTGGTAACATGACTTCTCCCCTAACTATCATCTCACCATTGTTCCTAACTAGACTAGACTTTAATCTATGATAAGCTGTAGGTATTTGAACAAGAACTGACTGCCCACCATATCTAACTGATTCTCCTTGTTCAGGTATTGCATTATCATATTGAACATCTTTTGATCTCATGTTGTTAATTACATTATTAAGATAATGATCAAAAAGTTGATTCTTAACTTTTCTAGGACTGTGACTCATAGGGTTTGCATCTCTAGAAAGACCTGCCCAATAAATTAAACTACTAAACTGAGCAGCTGATACATTTGCAACAGGATCAGACATTAAGTTAGAACCTTCAACTGTGTCCATAACCCATTTTCTTATTCCTATAGGATTCTCAAGAACCATACTCATTCTTCTTAATCCTTCTTCTATTGGATTTCTATAATCAGCCTCATAAACCCTACCAGATTCAGCATTTGTCATAAAATTATAATCACTCTGAGACCTTGGAGCATTAGAAATTGGAGCATCTTTACTAGGTAATATTCCTAAAGAATCTAAACTTATCTTTCTATTTACCTCACTAGAAAACCCTCTACTTTCACCTGTTAACGCTTCGTAAGGAGCATTAATAATAGTAGGATCAAGCTGTCCAGGTTTTACAGTTTCATTGTATAGTTTTGCTCCTGTCTTTGTTAGTAGAATATCAGTGCTTGGATTCTTCTTAAAAAAGTTCTCTAACTCAGGTGTATATATAAATAATGTTTTACCATATAATAAAGGAGAATTGCCGGCCGATGATATTATAGGTTTAAACGGGTTTAAAGAGTTTGGATTATGACCTACACTTGTATGACCATATCTCATAACATCTTTACTTACAAAAGCTATACTATCGAAAGCAGATGTATCTAAATGCCCATCTCCTATTACATCAAAATTCCAATTCTCTATTTTATTATCTTTTAAAAACTTCTCTACTTGGTCTCTTATCTTTGCGAACTCAGCATCATTCCATATTGCAACACCAAATCCTTTTTTATTAGCAAACTTTCTGAAAACTCTATAAGTCTCCTTGTCCCCAATTTTTTCATATGCCCGGGCTACATCTATAGCAAATGGAACATCGTTCCTTACAAATCTTTTAGTGTTGTAAAGCTTTACTCTACCTAATGTTTTATGCATATCAAGATTGGGATCAGAGTTTAATACCTCTAAAAACTTCTTACCTCCACCACCGACACCTTTAGAATTGCTATGCAACATATCTCTAAGAGTTAAAAGTCTTAAAGCAAATTCATACTCAGCAGGTGTTGAAGGTATATCACTTTCAAATGATTCTCTTATTTGAGTTATATTTCTTTTAACATTAGCAGACACAGCATCGCTAGTTTCAAACAGTTTAGCAAACTCAAGAAATGGTTTCTCTACATTTTTAAAATGTCTCATCTCTACAGCTATAGCATTCATCTCAGGAAACAATCTGAAAGCATGAACACCTATCTCATTATTCTCACCTTTTATATTCTCTCCAAATAGCTCTGTTCTACTATTTAATGTATTATTTAACTCATTCTTATATCCTCTTATGGATTTTCTTTGCTCGGGGGTTAGATTTTTATTTTCTCCAAAAGCATCTACGTAAACAAGTCTTGTATATCTACCACCATCGGCAAGTTCATAAAAAGAAGCTGTTGAATCAACTATTCTAAATGGAACTTTTAGATTATCATTTAGGAAATTACTCAACCTACTTACTTGTTGAGTTTCTTCACTTTTTATTACTCTTCCATTCTGAAATTTTATAACACCTACTTTTACCTGAGCTCTTTGAGTTGCAAATAAACCTATAAGATCACCAGTAATCTCAGGCATCCTATTTTTCTGTTCTTTCTTGGGAAGCTGTTTAAAAGGTATAAACTTACCATCTTTCTCTACATGAACTTCTTTTAAAACATGATCTAATATATTATCATGTAATAGCTTCCTATCTTTAGATTCATATACAAGTTTGTCCCAAGTATCAAGTCTTTCTTCAGATGTATATTCTGATACATCTTCTCCTCTAATACGATATTTCTTAAAAAAGTCTTGTAATGTAATATGTTTTTTATAACCAACTTCGTCTAAGTCTCTATACATAGCATCTCTAGCCTGCTTTTCCCATCTCTGGTACTCAGCTTCTGCATATATTCTACTTACACCATATCTTTCTATCTTTTCAAGAACATCTTTATTTAAGGCTTCGTTAAACTTCTCTACAGATATAGTATAATTAGATTTTTTCTTAGAATCAAACTGTATAACTCCAGCTTGTTGCAACCACGTTGTAAGCCTTTCAGTTCCTCCTTCTGCCATAAATAAATTCATTCTACGCTTTGTTTCTTCCCATCTAGGTGATAATACATTCATAAATTCTACTAATGTAGCTCTAGCTGAAACGCTTGCTTGCCCTGTTTGCTTTAAAGCTTCTTTAGCTCTTATTGCCATACCTTCATCGAATACTTGAATTTTCCTAGTATCTTCTATAACTAAACCTTTACCATCATCTATCAGCTTTTTAACTTGATTATTATACTCTCTAGCTAATTTAATATTCTGTCTAGGGACAGCTGCTTCATCCATATACATAACTGTAAACCCAGCTGTTTTACCTTTAACCGCTAAGCCAATTTGTGCAAACCCCATTTCAGATAAGCTCATTAACCCATCTACTTGCCATAGTTGTAGTTCAGTTCCCTTTATTCTCTCTTTCATCATATAGTCAGCTATAGCTTCATGGACAAAATCTTTCATAAATTTTACATCATATCCTCTTTCAGCCATAAACTCTTTTAGAGCATTTACTCTATTTATATCAACCTTAATAGTTTCAGTGCTTGCAGTTCTAATTTTTTTATATGTACCTGACAAACTTGAAAGAGTTAACACTCTATTTAAAAATCTCTTAGCTTCAGATGCTTGATCAGTTCCTTCTTTAGCACCTGTTATTTCTATATTCTTAGTGCTATTTATTAATCTACCATCTACTCTTCCAAAAGGTTGGTCAACTAGACCAGCTTCTCTCATAAGACCTGACATCTTATCGTATTCAGCAAAATCTTTACTAAACATTCTATTTATTAAATCAGCTGAGTTTAATATAGAATTTCTAATAGCTACATCTACATAGTCACTAGCTGAGTCTCTATATGAGAATCTGTCAGCCATGAAAGATTTATCTGGAAACATAGACATGACATTGCTCTCACTTGCCTTAACTATTTCATATGCACTTCTTAATAGCTCTTCAGACTCAATAACTTTAACTTTTTTATCAGGGGCTGTCTTACCTTTATTTATAAAAGGCATAACATCTGAGACTGTAACAAGACCTTCTATAGCATGAATTAAATCTGTCTCAGGGTTTTTACTATCTTTAATCCAATCAAGTTCTCCGTTTCTAGCTTTCTGAAGTAAAGCCTCGGATATTTCTATATTAAAAGGAAGTCTATTGTTTTTAGGGTTTGCAGGGTCAATATGGATACCAAGTTCACCATTTACATCAGAGTTTCTAACGTCTTCTACTAAATCTGTAAGGATACTTTCAAAATCTTTAGCTTTTTCTTTGTATGCTTTATCGAATATTTCAGATAGCTCTCCTTTTGGCTCTATCCTTCTAAATTCTCTAACAATAGCTTCTGCTTCTTTAACTGATATTGAATCTAAATCTTTTGAAACTTTACCAAATGATATTAACCATCTATATATAGCATTAAAATCGTTATTTGGCTTTTGTTTTACACTTATCTCTCCAGGTGGTAATCTATGTTCAATATCCTCAGCTCTATCAGCTATAAGAGGGCTATCCATATTCTTAGCAAAATCTACAAGAGGTTGAAACTTATCAGCACTTAGAGGATTTGTTAATCTATTTTCTGTGTACCTAAATGATGGTATTTCTCTTAACTGTTCAGGGTTATACCCTAAAAGCATTAGATTTTCTCTAACTTGATTTATTTTATTACTCTTTAACCTAATATCCCACTTAGCTGGGTTAGCGTGTCTTTGAACGTAAGCACCTATAAGGAAATGTGGAAGTATATCAGCTACATCTGCTTCAAAATCATGAGCATACATATCATAAAAAGTATGAGCGTTAAACAGTATACCACCAGCTGTCATTCTAAACCAATTCTCTTGCATATTGGCTAATGACTCCCCAGTTGACCATTTCATCATCTCTCTACCCCAGTATCTTCTATCTTGCTCAAGAGCTTTTAATAAAATCTTTTTACCATCAAAGCCAAGACTTTCTATTTTTTTATCAAGATGTTTACTGTTAAAGTTTATAGTGACGTCTTTACCTTTCCAATTAACAGTTCTTTTTGTGGAAGCTCCGTGATTCTTAGCTGACTCACCTAGGAACCTGGCTGAACTAATTAAATATTCTAAAGGTTTGTCTTTATATACATCCTTTTGAAACGCAGCTCTAACACCGTGTTTGAAATCTCTAAACCAAGATGCTCCCTTTCCTTTAGGGTTTAACCACGACAACTGACCGAACATAGCGCCAGTACCAACACCCCAAATAGGAGCTGTCCAATCATAGTGATTATCTTCATACATACTAACACCTTCAAAAATACCATCAATCATTCCAAACATTAAAGCATCGTTAATTGAATGCCCTAAAACTCTAGCTAATCTTGGATTATCTTTTAATATTCCCCTAGCTTGTATTAATCCTATAAAATCTTGTAAAGGTCTTGTATTGTAATTATCACCAAAAGCTTTAATTATAGCTTGTTTATGAGCATCTGTCAAATCCCCTCTTGCAACAGCATTATCTACAAACCTATTCAACCAAGTCTCCGAAGCCTCTTTAAAAGCCTTACCTTGCATAGCAGGGTCTTTTTGAGCACCTCTAACTAAACTTGTATATCCCTTAGTTAAGTCTTTTCTCCATTTTTTATCTATACCAGCTTTTACTAAGTTTTTCTTTATACCCCTAACCATGGTATCAGCTGATTCTTTACCAGCTCTAGTAATAAAAGGTTTGGCAATTTGAGCTACAGCTTTAGCCCCAACCTTCATAGGAGCACCAGTTACAAACCCTGCAAATCCACCAACGGCTCCAAATGTTTTTGCCCAAGGGTCTTGGAAGTCTATAAACTCTTCTTCTTTAGTAAGAGCTCCTGGTACTCCGAATGCAAACGTATCCGCAAACGACCATAAAGTAGCCCCTAAAGCATTTAAAGCGGTATTACCAGTAGTAGATGAGGGAATATTAGAAACAGACGGACCACCGGGTAAGGAAGGACCTCCCTGTAGTGCTCTTAAAGCTTGTAACTGAGGTGTATTGTCTTGCTGTGTGTTTACCCCATTCTGTTGGAGTATTCTAGCAATATCGTCTTGAGAGACGATTTTACCTCTTTTACGTAGCTCTTCTTGTACTCTTAAAGTAAGATTGTCTGGCATTAAAGTCTTTCACTAATCACCAAGTTTTGCCCTATCACGTTTTAATTTTTCTATCTGAACAATTATAGGGTTCATTTCTGCGGCTATAGTACCTTGGCTATACATACCACCTGGAACTGATCTTGTTTCCATGGTAGATTGATCAATTAACTCATTAAGTCTATCCATTTCAGCTTTTATCGATTGAGCTCTATCACCTTTAATACCTTCTCTAGACTTCCAATATTTCCATCGATCCTTAAGCGGAGCTAATTGTTCTTTGTATTCTTTTCTTTGATTAAACATTTCCTCTCTAGCATCTCTCATTGGGATTAATAGTTGCTCTTTTTCTTTTATTTCCTTACTAAGTTGATCTACCTGAGATTGTATAAGCTTTTTATCTTCTTCACCTAAATAATCTATAGACTGCATAACATCTTGACCTGTTGCATACTTAGATGTCTGAACCGTTAGAGGTTTTTTATCTCCCTCAATCTCGATAAGACTACCATCATCACCTAATTTAAATTGACCTTCAATAAGGTCTGCTAAATTACCTGCGTCTTGATTATTTAAAGCTTCATCCATCAATCTTTTAGCTTCTTCTGTATTATAACCTTGCTTTAAAGGCTCTATTCTAATATCTCTACCAGCTTCTATATTATAATCACCTTCCATCATCTCTGAGAACTCAGCTGCTATATTATTTAACACTTCATAACCTTGATAAACACCTCTAAAAGGTTCTAAGCTCATCTTCTCTTTGCTCTCATCTCCAAGATTTATCATACCAGATGATATAAAAGGTAATAAATTAACAGGTATATTATTTCCTTCTTTGTCATAAGGTCTAAGAACCTCATTATAATAATCGTATTCTGAGTATGCTTGTCTTGCTAGTTTAGATGCTAATAAGGCTCCTTCTTTTTTAGTAGCTGGTTTTTGATATAATACCATCATAGTATGTATATCGTTAATCTGGGCATCTGAAAAACCTAAACCTTTTTCTCCCATTTTCTTCGCATCTATTTCAACTTCACCATCTTCTTTAATTTCTATATAAGGCAATCTTAAAAACTTGGTATATATTTGACTTTGATAGTCACCAATTTGTTCTTGTGTAGCTGTTCTGCTTGTTTGCAAACCTCTCCACATATCTTCTCTACGTCTAGATTCTTTTCTAAAATCCATCTGAGCTTGGCTTTCAAGCATTTGTAAAGCCATATTCATATCAGCTGTCTTAGATTGTCTATCAATCCTTAAAGACTCTAAATAAGCTGATAATACATCGTTTGCTAATCCCGGCATAATAATCTCCTAACTGAACATGCTCCTAAAAGCTCCGCCCCAACCTGTTTTCTTCTTTTGCTCTCTCCTTGCATCTTGAAGTTGGCGTATTTGCATATCTACTTCTGCTACCCCTTTAGAATGTTGATCTTCTAATCTTTCGATCTCTTGACCATATTTATCAACCATACCTTCATATGAAACATCATGAGCCCTTCTTATCTTAGATTCAACTCTATCTTCCCCTGTGTATCCGGGACCGACTGTAGCGAACCCAGTTTTAGCTTTAACATTTTCAACTCCTCTAAAAGCATCATACAAAGAACTTCCAGTTCCATATGCTAAATTTGTAACTGAGGTATCATATCTATCTTCAGCTATATCGAGGTTCTGTTGGTGTAAATTTACTAAATCTTGCTTTGAAGCTTGAGCATCAGATATTTGATTGTCTATAATTCCAATTTGCTCCCAAGCCTGTTTTGCCGACCCTATTGCTTGAATCCCACCAGTTAATAAGCCAAGACCCATAGTAACAGGACCTCCTGCTAAACCTCCAAGACCAGCAAGCTGACTAATACCTGAATTTCCAGCTGCCTGCATTAAGCTATCCATTTTATTTACACTACTTATTAAGCTCATAACTTCTCCTATGGAATATAATTTTGACTTCCACCTTTGTAAGCAGGTTTCTTATGGGGATCAAAAGATGGATCATCAAGACCTTCAAATAGTTGAGGATTTTCTGAAACATAGTCTGCTTGAGACACTAATAAATTTCCACCCATAAATGATTCGGCAACACCTTCTTGACTCTCCATAGGTTTATAACTGTAACCTTTTGATGTCATCTTGTCTTTTTGAAAACCTAAAAACATTTTAGCTACTTGTCTAACTAGGTTTGGTTTATCATAAAAATCTGCATAATCACCATGAGATTTAATAACGTTATCAACAATCTTGCTTTGCTTACTGTCTAAATTATCTAACATCTTAGTTAATCTTCCCCTACCCATCTTTCCACTTTCAGCAGCTGTTACAATATCTAAAACACCTTTTCTTCCTTGTTGCCAAGCTAGATACCTAGTCGCTTTTTCATCTAATCCATGACTATCCATCATTTGAAATACATTAATTTTTCCATCCTTCTTACCTACAAATTGATAATCACTTTCAAGCTCGTAACTTCCAAAATCAGATGTGAGTTCAGATGTTTTCTTTAAGTAAAAGTCTGAGACTTGTTTCATATCTGATATATCAACACCAGCTGCTTCAGCTTCTGTCTTCATAGCCTTTATTTGAAGTGGGTTATCTTTAGCGTCTTTATCTGTTCCCCAACTGGATTCCATTCCCATAGCTAGAGATACTTCACCAGCAACTTTAGGATCAGGGTATAATGAATGTATTTGTTTCTTAACATCGTCAACACTTGCAGTTTCTAAAGAAAAAGTATCAGGTTCAGACAAAGCATCAACTATAGAACCTTCAGGGTCACCAGCTGCTTCAGGACCTAGAGGGTCTTCCTCAAGTATTCCCATTTGTTTTTTAGCTAATTTAGTAGCGGCACTATCAACTTCCATAGCTTTTGAATCTTCTAAGAGTTGTTCCTTCGTTAATCCCATTTCTTCAGCTGCTTCACCAAGGTCATCAGTTATATTTTGATCTCTCTGTTCTGAAAAATCACTTAAAGATTCTTCTGTGATACTCATATCTGGTTCATCAAAATTAGTTAACGATTCTTCAATTACTTCATTATCTACTTTTTCAGCTTCAGGTTTAAAAGCATCAGATGGGTCATCATATTGACCAGCGTACTCTGATTCTTGAACTGGATCAGGACCTGGTAAATCGTCTTCTACTTTAGGAGCTTCATCTGGTTTAGATAGACCAGCTTTAGATAAGACACCACTTAGTTTTTCACCAACAATATCTTTTAAATCTCCCATTCTTTCTTTAAAAGATTCATCGCCTTGTATTCTACCTTCATATTCTTTAAACGAATCATGAACAAAAGAGCCTTCAGGAGCCTTATCATATCTAGTTTCCATGCCCATCATTGTTTTCTTTCCTAGAGCATGCATAACTGAATCAGTTAATTGAACACCTGATTCTTTATCAAAATAAGTCTTTCTAACTTTAGGGTCTAAACCTAAAACAGCTCCCACACTTCCTAAAGGTTGATACTCTTCAGATTTAGTTGCTATACCTTCTAGGTTTCCAGCTGCATCTTTAAATGCTTCAAATTCTGAAGCTTTCTTCTTTTCTTTTAAAATATTACCAACATCCATAACAGCTTTAGACACGCCAGACCATAAATCTTGTCTTTCAGAATAATCTTGAGCAGATTGTTGTCTATCTAAATCTCCGTATTGAATGCTTTGTTGGTTGCCTAAAAATGATTTTCTAGTTTCCGCTCTAGCTTTATATTTGCCTATGTCTGCCATTTTTTATCTCAATTTACTAAATGTTCACGAATATATCTACTAATTTTATGTTACTTTTGTATAAACTTTCTTATAGATTGTTCTGTTATGCAATAAGTACTCAACTAATCCTTCTTTTGTCAACCTGTATTCAGGGACACCATCGGTTAAATCATTAAATGTAGGCTCACCCTTTTGAACTCCGCTTCTAGGCGACTTCTTATGTGTTAAATTTCTTACTTCTCTATCCACTATTTAACTGGCTTTCCTCTATATACTATAGAAATATCATTTATCTCAAAAGCTGAATCAATAGACCCTGCTATTTTTAACCTAATAGAATAACAATCGTTTGCATCTTTATCCAACTTAAATTCACCTCTAGTCCAATCTGATTTACCTGTTTCAAATGATCCATCTACTACAGCTGTTGATACAGATGTACTTCCATTTATACCATATGTTAATGAAGGAACGTTAGAACCTCCAGATTTGTAAGTAACATATATTTTATATATTCTCTTACGCTGAGCTGGTTGTCCAAAATCCATGTCTGGAGTTATATATTTAAATACTGTTGAAGCAAAACTACTATCACTCCATTTAGATATTGTCCCAGTTGTTCCATGAGCTATTACTAAATCTCCATTCCAATCATTTATAAAATTACTCTTAACTGTACTATCTGGAAACTTTGAGTCACCTAATACCCATGATTTAGTTATTATATCATAAACATAGACATCCCCCACAGCGTTGTTTAAACAGGTCTTTAAGACGATTATTTGACGTTTCTTAGGTAAGTATCCAATAATACTATCATCTGTTATAAAAGACTGCCATTCGCTTTCTTTTATAACTCTCAATGCTCCTCTTTCTAAAAGGTTTGAAACTGATCTGCCATCATATAAAAAGCATCCATTTTCATTTACCCAAGCTATACCCATATCTGTTTTACAAGAAGCTGCTGGGTGTTTTATTCCTTTAAAATCATAAGTACCTTCCATAAACTCAACATTCTGAGATATATTAATTATATGCAATTTATCTTTTTTAAACTGCAATATTCTATCTGCGTATTCTTCTAGCTTAACTATTACATCCCCATCTCTAACTGAGCATTCTATTAAATTTGTAGATGGAAACACATCGAATTGATTGGGAGGTGATTTTAGCATAGCATCAGCCATGTTTTCTTTTGTTCCATCACTTCTCCACACCTGTAAGTTTGCTATATATGCTTTTCTATTAGCAACAACACCTGTTTTAAACTTAGCTGAAGTAAACTCAACTTTATCGCTATAACCATTGTGAACCTCAAAAGAATCTATAAGATTTGGTGATGATGTATTGTCTTCATCTATTAAAACATAATACTCATCTATTTGAGCTATGTATTTTATATCAAACTCATTACCACCGTGAGTCATTTTAGCTTTGCCTTTTGCAAAGTCTACTTCTATCTGTCTATACCAGCTTTTATCAGTAACTTTTTTACCAGATTTCCTTGTGTAAAAATTTATACCAGTAACTCTTTTATTCCATTCATCTGAATATTTCCAAAGTATCTTTATAGAAGGCGATTTATCACTTGCAAAATTTGAATAAGTATTGTTATCAGTCGTATTTCTCATAACTTGAACAGCACTTTCTTGAATCTCATCATAAACAAAGCTTACACCAAAGTTCCAACCATTATTATCCCATAAATCAGCGCTTGTATTTGATTTTTCTTCTATTTCACATATTACATTCATATCTTTAGCAGCTGCGTGAGTTGAACCTGCCCATGAGCCTGATTGGAATTTTGCTTGATTCAATCCAAAATGCGCACCTGAAGCTTTATTACCATTTTTAGAAGTGTTTTCTAATTTTACTAACATTCCCTGAGAGTTTGTATTAGTAGATATATCTATTTCATCATCTCCGCTAGACGGGAATGTAAATGTATATTCTTTTATTATCTCTTGATCCCATCCTTGAACCTCTTCATGAATATCAATGGTATGATTAGTTCCGTTAAAATTATTACTTGTACCAGCGCCTACTCTAAGAGTTCCTTTAAAAACTACATGGGGAGCCTGATTATCACCTGAGCTAGAACCTGTAGGTTGAGCTGGTGTTTTATACTTTACTTTAATAACTGAATTAACAACATTGTTTGAAGTTAAAGTGTTATTAAGATCATCATTATTATAAAACTGGCTTTTAGTAGTATCGCCTGAAATATTATATGTTTTTGTCTGGCTAATAGTGAGAGCTGTTGATGTTACAGTAGTTGTATACTCACTATCTACAGGTTTTTTTAAGTTTTGTTGCTCATTTATCCATCTATTAATATTGTATGATTTACCAGAATTGCCAAATAAAGTTCTATCTACATATCCATACCATTGGTTATCATTTGAACCTCCAAAATTTGAATCACTTATTCTAACAGAACCATCAACAGAATAAAAGGCTGGTTTATAATTATTAGACTGTCCTATACTTAAAAATCTATCTCCCCAAGTGTCTTCACTTTTACTGTATAAATATCCACTAGGGTTGTCAGTAGCATCATCAGATAATATTAAATAATCATCGCCAGTTTGAGCGCAATTCTCAGATATATGTAATTCATCAACATCAAAAGTTACATCACTACCACCAATAACGTTTCCCTTAACATTAAGATTTGTATCTGTAGTTTTATAACCACTACCTCTTTTAGTTATTGCTATATTTACTTCTGACATGATCTATCCATATTAACTAGAAACTATCGTTACATCAGCCTCAGCCCCTGTACCACTTCCACCATTTATAGGTACATTATAAAAGAAGCCTAGAGTATTGTTCCCTGGGTCAGATATATTTTTAACAGATTTTAATCCACCACCAGCAGCTCCAACTCTATCATGTGAAAAATAAAATAACCCATAACCACCCTGTATAGTCGATGACCTTGCGGGAGCATCATGAGCTATGATACTCCCCATAGGTCTTAGTTTTCCAACTTGATCAACCATAACATCCATACATTCAGACATTTCTCCATCTGATAAGTCACGTGGATCACTGTTGGTATTTAATCCATTATGAAATGCAACAATCTTGTATATCTGTTTAGGCATTATTTACTATTCTTTGATTTATTAGCTTTTTTCTTGGATTTGCCTTTCTTTTTAGGTCTTCCACGTTTTTTTCCATATGTTCCTACTCCGCTTGGCATCTACTTACCCTCA